GATTGCCTTTGGTGAAAGCTCGGAAAGTATCTTCTCCATCTGTGCGTCTGAGAGCTTCCGTATCACTATGCCTGCTTTCCTCACTTCCTCCAGTGGCTCTCCTTCGATTTCAAGCGTGCGTGCGAGAATTTCGATGCCTACGAGCGCAGTATTCCCATCAGCACCCCACTGCGAAATGATGTCGAGAAGTGCAGCACGCTCCAGATATGAAAGCTCGCGAATTTTCAGCTTCATATACCCCCCAATCAGTTCGAAGCGAATGTGAGTGTCAGACCAGCAGCCACAAAATCGAGGTCGGTGTAGAGAATGTTTCCGACTTCACCAATCTTTCTCTCTGAAACTTTTGGACTCGTGAATGTGAACTGGAGCGTGTTCGAACTCCCATTCCCAGTGAAAGTGATGCCCGTCGATGTGAGAGCATCACCAACATATTTGGCTGCGATGGCATCAGAAAGTCCCTTCACTGAGCCTGAAATCTTCAGCGTAGTCGGAACTATCTGAGAAATCACATACTGGCTGGTCAGGTCTTTTATGAGATGCCTTTCTGCCTCAATTTTCACGCTGAACTCCTCAAAATACGATGCGAATTCGCCTGAAACTGAAGATGCCTTCACCAGAATGAGCGATGTGAAGACTGGAGATGGAGAAAGTGTTGTGGCAGAGTATGTTTCAGACCTGAAAAGCCCAAGCCCTTCCACCTTCAGCCTCATTGGTTCGCCTGGCTTTCCCGTGAACTCTGCGGATGTGATACGGCATCCAGAAGCTACGATTTCATACGTGCCAGACTGAACCTTCAGCGCGAATGACCCAGAAGAGTCAGCCACCGAGAGCGACGGCATCGTGCCTGCGAAAAGACCTGACTTCAGAATGGTATCTATGCTGGACATCACAGAGCCTGAAGAAGTATCTTTCCACACCCTGATGGGCATTTCCCACGAGAATTTCACCGTCCGCGTGGTTTCCATTGGCACTGCTTCGTCGATTGGCTTCGTGGTGTCGTATGGAATCCAGACTTTTTCACTTTCCACGCTGATAGACACAGTGTCCGAGTAGACAGGTATCCAGTTTGTGGCTGAAATGGTGGAATATGTAGTATCATTGTAGGCCCCTTCGGCCTTCACATACACATTGAAGAGCTTTTTGATTGCCATTTTCTACCTCCTATAGTTCATTCCCAAAAAACGTCACAGAAAGAAGGAGCGCCATAGCGTAGTATGGCTCTCCCTCTTCTTTTTCTCTGTTTTCTACACCTTCTACTGATACAACCACATCTCCACCCAGAATGGTGGGGGAGATGTTCTGAAGAATGGTATTGATTTTTGAGACGCAGTTTGAGTATGTTTTTTCCACGAAAACAAGCTCAAAATGAGCGGTGAACTTGTACTGGTTTGGATAAGCTGAGTCCTCGATTTCAGCCCTCGAGAAAAATATGGCCACCTGGCCCACATCTATGGGTGTGGTCGGCTCTACTACGGCCAGGTAGCCACGGCTCTGAAGAAAGTTCTGAAATCCCGCCAAGATAGTTTCAATCATTTCAACACCCGCCTGAGTGTACAGACGTATATTCCATACTGGTTCTGAACATTCACGACCTCATAGACGTACTGGCTATCATCCTGAAGTTCTATCACATCACCCTTCACTGGCACATACTCGTTTCCATTCACATACAGCATGCAGGACTCGGCCTGAATGGCTACGTCCCAGAATGTGATGATTTCACCTTCCTGAATGAAGATGCCTTTTTTCCATGTGGTTTCGCCCACTTTCCTGTACGGTGTAGTGATAGAATCCTTGAAGAAGACATCCACGTTCTGGAAGTCGCTACCCCACTTCGCCATTTTCAGCCTCTTCTATTTCCTCAAACGCCGTGAACTTCACAACATCGTCGATTTGGTCCCAGATGTCTGGCTCAATTTCGACAACCTGGCCAGGCTCAAAATATCGGCCAAGCACAATGACTGAAACCTTCACACGCACCTTAATCGGCTTTCTTTCTCTTTTCATTCTTTTTCTCCTCTGGCTTCTCTTCCTTCACTTCTTCCACCACTGGGTCGAGCATCTCGGGAAGATGGCGCAGTATCTCGTATGCTGGGTCGTCTTCTGTGATGATGTCGCCAGTCCAGAACCACTTCTCCAGGTTCATGATGTAGAATGGCCTACGGACCCTGAATTTCTTCATGGCGTCCCCCTATGTGAAAAAAGGGGGGAGGGAATGCCCTCCCCCGACTCAATCATCAGGATGTTTTCAGTGTGAGAATGTGCCAGGCAGTCGGAACGAGAACTGCGGAGTCGAACTCGACGTAGGCTTCTACACGGATGGATGGACCGCCAGCATATGGGTTCACGATGACATCGATGGCGCCCCAGTATGCCATGAGAATGGTGGATGGGTCACCGAGCGCTATGGTGTTGTTTGGCATGCCAGCATGGACAAGAACGGGAATGCCGTCGATGGTGTTGGCCTGGTCGATGATGTAGACGGGGTATCCAGTCTGTCTGACGGTCGCTTTCAGCGTGCTGAAGAGTGCAGGCGGCATGATGAACATCGGATTTTCGACTTTTCCGAGGACGTTCTGATACATAGTGGCTATATCAGAATATGCCCAGGTATTCACTGCAGCAGTTTGGGATGTGTTCACACCGAACCCAGTCCCGAGCGAGAAGGACACGAGACCGAGAGGCTGGCTGGATGCATGACCAGAACCCTGGAGTACTGCCTTCTCAATGCCCGCAGTGATGGTGTTTCCGAGAATCTGCCTCAGATACTTCTCGATGTCAGGCGTGCTCTGTTTTAGTATGGACCTGTAGACTGTGGTCCAGACAGAAGCGGTGTTTGGCATGAGCTCGTAGCCTTTTATGGCGGTATCAGAGGCAGTAGGAGAAGTATTTCCCCATGTCACAGTTGGATATGCACCCATCACGCCGACAGTAGCAGTCCCCTGAAGCCCTCTGATGACGGTTGCGCCAGCGTTCTCGAGGCTTCCCTGGATGGGATACTCGCCCACAAGACCAGTGAACTGTGTGAGTTTCAGGCCAGAGTAGTCAGATGCACGAGTGAATACATCGAACGGGACATAGACACCTTTCGCTCTTCTGCCGAGTTTGTGTTCGAGCTCCTGGGCGACTTCACCCTCATACCCGTCCAGTGCCCTGTTCTCCATCAGGGCGGTGATGACCCTGTGGAGGCTATACTCCCTTTCCACAGGAACATTCACGGTATTTGCATTTATGATTTTTTCTGGCATTTCCTTTTCCCTCCTTTCTTCGATGACTTCGATGGTTTTTTCTGCCTGTTTTTCTTTTTCATCACTCATACCTACCTCCTTCTGCCTTCCCACACCGACCGTGATGTCGGCGGGGATGGATACGAATGAAAATTCGAGCGTTCTCCACCTGGTCACCTGAATGACGGGGAGACCATTCCTCTCACCTATTTTCTTATATTCGAGTATCTCATAGCCAATCGATGTGTGCCTGAGAATGCCCTCCTCTATGAGTGTTTTCCACGGCTCTGCTGTTTTCGAGAGCCTGTAGGTCACATAGAGTTTTCCATCTCTGATTTCATAGCCCTCAGAAATGCCGATGATTTTGTCGCGGTCATGGTTCACGAGTACTGCTATTCCGTTTTTCAGGTAGTCATCCACTATGGCGTCGCGTGAATGCGAGAGCACCTCATAGTATCCAAACCGCTCGACTGCCGCTTCGGAAGATACGGACACCACGAAGCGGTCATCACTGCGGACTTCCTGGATTTCTGCGTCTCTGTAGGAGACACGAGGGAACTCGAAGGTTCTTTCTTCTTTCTTCTCGGCCTGCTTTTATTCAGAGTTCGCATCGATTTGGTCCAGGAGTTTCGATGCAGCAGCATACACGTTGTCATAGCCTTGTTGAGCTGCTCTCTGCTTTGCTGCTATGACACCACGCCTGAATACGGTCACGGTGTCGCCCTTTAATTTCGCCACTGGGAACTTGTATGTGTCTTTTGCTTCTTCATTTCCCTCATCGTCATACGCCAGGTGGACATTCACGAACGTATCCCAGCCCTTCTCCTCTATGAGGCGGTTTTCATCATCCGCCCCAAAAGACCAGGAGCTCTCCAGGTCCACCTGACCGCGGGAAATGAGGTTCGATATGTACTCGACGCTTTTTTGTCTCACGACTACAGCCATACTCACCTCCTATTCATAGCCAAACGGCAGGATTACACCTGCCTGTTTCATTTTCTCTTTTTCCTGTTTCAGCTCCTGTATATGCTCGTCTATGTCTTTTCCTTGTTGCGCTAGAACTTCTGTGAAACTCTTAAGTCCGAGATTGAGTAGCTTCACCAATGCTTCTGCGTCCTTCAGCGGGTCTACCCAGTCCCACGTACGACCATACCATCTGGGAATGACATTCTGTCTGTCGAAAGCGCCTGCAAGAAGGCGGGACTGGTACCACCGCCAGAACAGTGGGTTCAGGAATTGCTCCTGAAAAATTCTCTGCATAGTCCTGTAGTACTCACGCTCCTCGAGAAGTCCCACCCTGGCTGAACTGTAGTTCACGCTCTCGAGGTCGTTCGCCAGTGATACATACGAGACACCCAGGGCAGAAGCCACAGAACGGAGAATGGCTTTCTGAAATTCAGAAAATGACGTGTTGGGGTGCTTGGGGTCGAAAAACTCGACTTCTACTCCAGGCGGAAGATTATAGAGTTCACCTGGCCTCACTTCATCTATGAGCTCTCCGCCACTTTCCTGTGCCGCCACTATATCTGGCACTGTCCGTTTGAAAAAGCCCATCTTCGCAGCTGCAATTCTGGCTGCTACAAGCTCGGCTTCCTCATAGCCCTCGAGGTGATGAAGCTGAATCATAGCGGATGCTATTCTCGGATAGCCTCGTATCTGCTCGGGAAACTCGAGAATGCGAAAATGAATGACACGGTCGGCAGGTATGATGGATTCTCTTCCATCAGCATCCACGAACCTGTAGTAGGACGGCTGGGCTTCATTTCCGATGTAGCCCACACCAAGTCTGAATATCACGGTTTTGTTCCCGACTTTCTTTTGGAGGTTTTCAGGCGGACAGAAGAGCGGAGAAACTATTTGAAACGACAGGTCGTTTGGCTGAAAAACGAGGAAGCCATCGCCAAAAATGAGTAGCATGTTGAGAGCGAGCCGTTGTGTTTCAAACCAGGAATGTCCGTCTATATTCGCAGTCTCCACATAGTTTCCGAACGACTCCTGAACTCTCGTCACATAGTCCTGAATGTTTGCAGGGTCTCCTGTACCTCTCTCATCCAGCGAAATACGGAGCTTGAAACCGTTTGCACCGAGAACATTCTGGGAAACAAGCTGGACATAGCGGACGAAATAGGGATTGTTCTGGTACAGAGACTTCGCGCGCTCCCAGAGGCGCTGGAGAACGCCGTACTTTAGGTCATTGTTTATACTGCGCTGTTCTATAAACCAGTCGGCCAGCAGGTCAGAAATCTGAGCCCCCTTGAAATAGCGGTGTGAATAGGGGGCTTGTTGAGGAGCATTTTTCCTACGGAAAATGTCGAAAATGCTCACTATACGAACCTCGTTCTGATTTTATTCGTGGGTATATTTTCGCCCTGAACAAGTGCGATGGCTCTTTCGATGCGGTCGATTTCATTCTCTACCCATTGCTTGGCTTTTATCATGTCCTCAAACGTCCTGTAGCGAACAGTACGACCAGCAATGGAAATCTCCAGCTGAGTAGCGCCCTGAAGCAGGGCGTTCTCAAGCTGAGTCTTGAGTGTCTTGTAGAACTCAAGGTCTGCTTGAAGCTCGTCTAATGTTGGCATCTTACCTCCGATA